TAAACCTTGGGTCCCTCACTGTACCGGGGATCTTGCCCCTGGCTTGCAAGCTTTTGGAGTCCTGCTTTATTTTTCAACAGGTCCATATCCTGGACATACAAATCCTCGACACCTTCAAACCGGTTTTCCACGGGTCCGGCCATTCCCCTCTGAAGCAGATCCGAAGTCTGACCATAAGCTCCCTGGTCACCGGAAATCGCTTTACCCAGGGTGTCCTGACCCAGATTGTACTGATCGTATTGCTGTTTATAATTTTGGGTGTATTGGTCTGCCCGATCCTGCAATTGCTGCTGAGACTGAGCAATCTTATTTTGTATAGCTCCCATGCCTTGTGGGTTAGATGTTTTTCCCACGTTCTGAGAGATAGCCCTGGATCTGTCTGCAGGTGTCGGGTCAGATGCAGACCTGGTATCAGAAGAACCTCCTCCTGTCCCGGAAACATCACCCTCAGTGGTGGTTTTAACCGGTGCCGGTGCTGCAAGAGGCTGTTGCTGTTGCTCCTCCTCTCCGGGCTGTTGACCAAAAATGGACTGTTTCCCGTCCCCGACTGCCTCATTAATTTTGTTAAAAACGTAAGCGATGACATCACCCCCTTTGAAGTAGGTCTTGAGTCGGTTGAGCTACATCACCAACCGGAGCGGGTCTGTCTCCTCCTGGCCCAGGCATATCCATAGGTGGCGGCGGCCCCCCTCCTGGTCCTCCTGGAGCTGGTCCCCCGGGAGGCGCTCCACCTGGTGGTCCCGGCGGCGGTCCCTGTGGTGGTAATCCGCCCTCTGGTACTCTGCCTGTTTTGATTATTCCCAACAGTACCGGATCACCCTGTTTTAAAAGTTCGTAATGCTCGGATATATGGTCCAGGACAGCCTGGACATTCTCCCCATTTTCCCGGTTTCCAACGTCTGCAAGCAAATCGGCGTGTTTTTGAATATGCAAAGGATGGTCATCAGTGGCCAGGGCAATAGGTGCTTTGCCGGCTTCCAGGCTCTCATTTTCCTGAGTAATCAGATCCATTTCAGAAATATCGCCTTTGTATATTTCCGTGAGAGGTCTCCCTTCCAGAATACTCACATACTCAGGCCAGACCTCTTTGGGAGTGGTAAGCAGTTTTTCCCCGATTTCCAGTCGTCCTGCAAAAGTTTTCATCAGAGGATTAACTGTTTCCAGGGTGGTACCGGATACATTTTTTATATCCTCACCGGTAAAATCCTGGTGTGTTACCTGCCCTCCCTTACCCTCTATTTTAAGGGTCTGAGGGGTTTTAGCGAAATTTTTATAGGCGTTGATAGCGTGCATCATCGTTTTTTCCCAGCACAAATTATAAGACTTAGAAATGCTGGTAATAAATTCGATGGAGTTAGCCGACAGGGTTGCAATCGCAGTCCCAGAGGATACCCCGGCTGGCAGATTTCCGGTCATGGCTCCGTTCAGGTAGGACATGTCCTGCATCAGCTCTTCCAGTTTGTCGGTAAACTTGAAGGTTTCCGGCGCGGTCTTAGTCAGCTGCAGAGGCTCTGGCTTACCTCCTCCTGGGACTTGCGTAGGAGTATAGGACAGAAACCGCATTCCGTTAATTTCCTGGACATTGATATTTGCCCCCCTCGGAATAGCAATATTCTGTACAGCAAACTGGCTCTGGTTGGTCGCAACGGCAGACAGGGAGTTATCAAACATTTCCTGACAACCTGCCAAATCAGTAAGTTTGGAGTACCCCATCCCGGTATCCAGGACAGCTTCCGGAATATTCGGCTCTATCGGGATATCCCCGTAGAGATTTTCTCCCTCGTAGAAAATTGTCTGATCGTCACAATAGACAAGCATTTTTCCATCAGGTAAAGCGGGGGACGGTTTATGGTAAAACTCGTACACATAAACCTGGTCCGACTCATCAAGAGTTGAATCTACCCAGGAGTAAGGCCCCTTCTCCTCCGCAACACTCGGCAGAGACTTGATTGCATCCTCAAAATCAGGAAAATCTGCTATCAAATCCCATCGGTTTCTCTTGACCCTGACTTCTGCCCAGGGTTGCTGGTCCCAGGGAATCATCATATTGTAAAAAACATTAAACGGACTATGCAGGGATATTTCACAAGCGCCGGTTGTTATGATTTTTCCGTTCCCGTCCCTGATGTGCGGTTCTCCCTGGTCAGTCCTCCAGCAAGCCTTAACAAACCAAACTCCTGTTACCAGAGCCCCTTCGCAGAGTTGGTCCCCTTTTATGTCGAGTCTCTGACTTGTGACAATCTGATCGACCAGGCTGTTAGCAAGTTTGACTTCATTTAAAACCTCCGTTCCTTCAGTTTTGGCAGACGCCTTAAATGCAAGTCTTTGCTTGGTAACAACGGCAGTTAACTGCCTGATCAGGGTCCGGGCTTTTGGAGTGTAAAACCTGGTGAGTTCTCCCTGGACCCCTTCAAAAATTAAAGAAGTGTCCCAGGATGACGGGTGTATCACGGGGGAATAGTAAGCCAGGTAGTTTCTGAGCCACATCTGCTTAAACGGTGACCCGTTCCAGGAATACCAGTTACTATGAAAATCGATCAGCTTGTTAGCAATCTGCTCTGGTTCCTGGTACAACCAGAATTCATGTCGCATTTCTTTGTCAGTCATCTGGAAGACCTCTCACCATATGCCCGGACGGCGAAACTAAAAGCCTGAATATTGGTAGGCTCCCCCGCCTGGATATGGGTAACAATCGGTTGAATAAAAGTATTTCTGGCCTGAAATGGTGGAACATAAACCCGGATAACCGGCGCGGGCTGAGTCCCCTGAGTCAGTTCGATACCTGTCTCCTGTCCCCAGGGCTCGAATCCCCAGGGAAAATTTCCCCACCCTGCAGATAGCACCTGGCTGCTCCAGTCGATCTCAGTCGAGCCCCCGTAGGTCTGCCCTGAAAATGTAATCGTGCATTTGCTCATCGCATTATCTCTCAAATGTATAGCCATCTGAGCAAAAAATTTGACCCGACCGACAAGGCCGGCATGAAATGGAGCAAGTTTTAGAACTCTGTCGTATTTTTCGTACAAGGTCGGAGTGTCGGCGACTTCCAGGTTATTTACCGCGGTTACATCAAAGCTGTACTGGCTCCCGGCTATAAGCTCTGGCTCGGTCGCAATGTGCGTTATTACATTGGACTTAATGAGCATGTCGCCTTTTTCAGGAACACCTGTTGTCATGGTTACGGTAAGCGAAACTCCGGAGATAGCATCGATCGTAGTGGCCCGGTTCATGTCGGAGTAGTCAGTCCGGTCCTGGTTTTTCCTCTCCCTCTGTATGCAGTTATCGTCTTTCCCGATGTAATAGAGTTTGTCACCAGGTCCGACTACTCCTCCCGCAAATAATCTGTCCCATGAAGTCCATTCCTGTGTAAGGATATTGTAAGCATAAGTAATACTTGCAGCAGTCGTATTAGGCTCGGTAGTAGTCAGGAGGTACAGCCGTTCTGATTCATAAGCAATACCCGCGGTTTCCGTCGCCAGGGCAGACTGACCAAGAATCGGTTGAAGAGGGTCTTCGATCCCTTCCCTGGACAGAATTTGCACAGAAGATTCTGTTACGAAACAGACCCCTTGATTGCTCAAAAACCCGACATTGTTGTTCAGGATGTCAGCAGAATTCGCGGCTACACACAGAACAGTCCCGTCCAAAAGAGTAGCGGTGAAATTGTTTGGACCGTCTCCGGTGACTTTCCAGACCCCATCCTCTTTCAGGAAAATCAGACTATCCCTTAGCGCACCAACCCGCAAAATAGCAGCGTTTTTGGACCCCACAGGGAATCTGTTTACCAGAGGGACAGCCTCTGGTTCCCCCTCCTTCGAGGCATAATAAGTGTGCGGTAAATTTTCGTTGGTTGAGCAAACCTGAGTTCCTGAACTGAAGCTTGTGGGGAAAGTGGGGCTGAATCCAGTGGCTACCGTAGCATCGCTGGCAAGCAGGTATATTGGCTCTCCAAACCCCTTTGCCTGGAGTCTGAATTGTCCTGGAATACCGTTTATCCCGGAGGTGTATTGTGCATAAACAACGGACGAACTATCCCGGTTGACAGCTTTTGCAATCGCCTCAGCGGTGTCGCGTAGGCGTACAGAAGCAGAAGCAGATTCAGAGAGATGAAACATATTGTAGTCACCGGCTCCCTCAGTGACTCCCTGAAATTCTGCAAAAGTTTCATCAGTCCAGCTAACACTTGCACCCCCCTTGGTCAAAGCAACCTCGAAAGTATTTGCCGTTTTCGAGACTACAAAATAGGTTCCGATAGCAAGGGTACCAGTAGTCTGGGAAATATAAATACTGTCCCCATCCGCCAGGCCATGGCTGACATATGTCACCTCCAGGTCTCCGGACGCGGTTGCAACCTCCCCACCAACTGTACGGTTACCCACCCCGGTTTGCGCTACATACCGCCGGGTTGTGGCGTCCACCTTAACCTCAATGTAATCGGTGGTAGCTATCTTGGTGGTGTCAATAACTGCCAGGTCGATTAAATGCCGTGTTGTGCATTTTGCATATATTGCGTGACCCTGAAAGAAAGCCATGTCATCACACAAAGGAGGCCTGTAATTAGCCTGAAGCTCCCCTTCTCTTGAATTCTCGTTGGTGTAAAGTTCTGCACCCAGGAGTATATCGTCAATATCGTCATTAAAAAACGCGACTCCGGCGGAGATTTCTGCACTTGATAACTCCTCCTCAGTAATGAGTTTAAAATCCGAAAAAATCCCTACAGAGGCAAGCTGCTGAGAGGAACGGTAAACCTGATAGAACCAGGTCAGACTGGTTGTAACTTCAGACGGAATTGAAATTTCCAAACGAACCGGCATTGCCTTGGAATAATCCACGGTATTGCCCGAACCATCATCCGTACCGGACTGAGAAAATGTAAAAGTGGTAGCAGCGGTCACAGTGATTTGATAGCTACCATCAGTAATTTCAGGAGTACCACCGGAGGAATTTTCGGTCTGAATATAGTCCCCGGTGTTCAACAGGTGACTGGCCGAGGTGGTTACTGTGACTACGTTTGAAGTCCTGGTCCAGGCTGATCCTGTCACAATATTATTTTCGATATCTGCAATCTGGCTCGGAGCAGACAAAATTAGATTGTCGTTAGCGTCCCGGTATCCAAACAAAACCCGGTATCCAACTATGGAATCGGCTCCACTAATTATGGGAAAAAAAGTGGAAAGTGAACCGGTGGCAAATTTGGGGCTAACGTCAAGCCCTTGCGGGGCACCGGTTTTGGAGGTGTCCGAGGTATAAGCAGTCATCTTTATGACGCCGTTATCGGTAGTCATGTACAGGTTGGAATTGGACTGCAGAGCCCTGGAAATCCGGTTATTGGAGTTTAAAATTGTCTCCCCGGTAATAGCAGTTTCACTACCAGTTTCGTTAGGAGACGATCCTGTATCGGTGTAGTAGCTCAGTTTTGCGTTATACATCGCAATTAAAATGTCTTCATATTTAAACAGGTTGTTTAAAGTCCCTGAAGAAGGATTAAAATATTCATGGAATCCACGCCTGGACGTAATAATATTATCGTTTTTTATGACCAGGTTGGTCGCAGTTTCCAGGGCACCGTCTGGGACAGTGAAGCTGTTCCGTTGCTGGTACAAACCTCTGAGGGTTTTAATTTCCGGGTATGAATAAGGCATTTATCCCCCGTAAAGCCAGCGGCGCTGGTTAAATTTTCCACCCCTGGCAAGACTGGCCCTGTTAATAATAATTTTCGGCTCCCCTTCATTCCTGGGCTCAAGAATCTGCAGCAAATTCCGGCGCTCAGTCAGAATATCATCCGCCAGGACCTGACCACCTTCATTGTCTCCGATTGCCTCCAGGACCCTC